GTCCATGTGTCTCGAAGCTCGGCTGTCATTTCTTTAAACGCCTTCACATCATTTGGGTCCAATAAATTATTTAAGCTTGGTGCTTCTTTTTCTATAAGTGCATGTATATTTCTTTTTTCTGTCATATTAATCCTTTCATCCAACAATATATACTTTATTAACCAGTTGTCAAGGTTGAGGCATTCACAGTTGATGATTCGCCAGTAAACTCTTCTGTTGCATTTATATCACCACCAGGATTATTTCCACCTCCAGCTAAACCTGCAGTAGATACTGAATTTGATCCTAGTCCAGCTCCAGCTCCTCTTGCTGAAGACATTGATGGTCTTGTTGACCACGCTGTTCCATCATAACCTTCTGTTTTAGTGCTTGCCGCCCCTGGAGGATTTGCGTATCCACCTGCATAAAGACCAGCTGTTTGTGATCCCGCCGTTATGTGTGACTCCGCTGATGGAATAACTAAACTTCCACTTGCAGAAAAAGAAGTTCCATCAAATTCATAAGTGGCTGATTGTCTAGCAAATGATGGGGGTACTCCTCCTCCAAATACTAATCCTGCTGTTGCCGTTCCAAGAGCATCATTTGCAGCAAGTGCACCTGGAAGAGCGTTTGGATTAGCTGACCAAGAAGAACCATTCCATTCTTCAACTGCACTATTATAAGTACTTACACCAGGAGGTGTAAAACCACCTGCAGCGACCGCTGCAGTTTGTGTTCCAAAAGCTCCCATATTTCTTCTTCCAATAGACATATCGTTTACTTCTGACCAAGAAGATCCATCCCAAGATTCTGTTTCAACATTATTTGTTGTTCCAGGGTTTTCTCCACCAAACACTAAAAATGCTGTTTGACTTCCTGCACCTCCAAGTTGGTTTCTTGCAGTAGCCATATTATTTTGTTCTGACCAAGAGCTTCCATCATAATATTCTGTGTTAGTTGTTCTTGGGTTTTCTCCTGCTGCAGCTATTGCTGCTGTTTGAGTTCCACCACTTGCTCGACCTCTTAATGCCGATCCCATATCTCCACCACTAGCCCATGCTCCGGGTGTAATTGTGTTTATTGATATGTTAAATTCTTCTGTTGTTGTAACATAATCAGATGTATATCCTCCAGCAGCAAGTGTTGAAGAGTTTGCTCCAGGTTGATTAGCTGGAGAAACTGAATTTCTTGCAGTTGCCATGTCTGCAGTTTCTGTCCATGAAGTTCCATCAAATGTTTCTGTTAATGCAGAAGCACTACCAGTATCTCCGCCAAAAACTATTCCTGCAGTTTGTGCTCCTCCGCCACCAAAATTTTTTCTTGCCGTATTTAAAGATCCTCCTGCAGTCCAACTTGTTCCATCGTATAATTCTGTTGCAGTTGTATTTGAACCTGTTGAGCCTCCAGCTAAAAAAGATGCTGTTTGTATTCCTCCAGCTGCAGCGTCAGATCTAGCTGTACTTAAATTACTTCCTTCAGACCAAGAAGAACCGTTATATTCTTCTGAATCAGCTATTACACCTGTAAGACCACCAGCAACTATTGCTGCTGTTGTGGTTCCAGCCATGTGTTGAGATAAACCTCTTCTTGCTGTGTTTAATGCAGGTATTCCTGTCCAAGTTGATCCATTATACGTATATGCTTCACCCGTGTTTGATGATTCATAACCACCAGCATATATTGTTGCAGTTTGTGTTCCTGCTGCTCCACCACCTCTAGATGCCACAGGTAAAGCTCCACCTGTTGAAAAACCTGTTCCATTATATTCCTCAGTCAATGAACTGTTGGATCCATTATAACCACCAGAAACTAGTGCAGCGGTTTGTGTTCCAGATCCTGCTGCATATCTTGCAGTCGTCATAGGTGAACTACTTGCCCAAGCTGTAGATGCTACAACAGATTTAAGAGTTCCTGATGTAGAATTAAACCACACCTGTCCCTCATAACTAGAATCTAGCGTAGGATCAGACGAAAACGTCTCTACTCGCTTACCGTGTATTTCTTCATAACTAGCCATTTAAAAATTCCTTATGGAAGAGTTACATCACCAGGTCTTGGTCTACTTGGATCTGCTTTTTCTTCATCAGACTGAGCATCCCACGCAGCTTGTGCCTCTTGAACTTTAGCGTCAACTAAAGCTTGTGCTTCTGCTTTTGTCTTTTCAACACCGTTCTTTTCAGCTAACCACAAAGCGCCTTTTTCGTTGTTACCAATTACCCAGACGTCTGCAGGATAACCTCTAAGAAAGAATGCTCTTCTGTCTTCAGCAGTAAAGAATCCTTTTCCAGTGTTTGTTGCAGTACCATATATAAATAGTGCCATATTTTCCTCCTTTTAATATTTGTATACCATAGTTTTTAACTTGTTGTAATAGTTTTTACGTTCGCAGCTGTTGTTTCCGCAGTATATTCCTCTGTTGATGTAAGAGCATCTGATACTGGTGGGTTACTACCACCACAAGCAATAGCCGTTGTTTGTGTTGATGCAAGTCCACCTCTTTGACCAGGTTGTCCTAACGCAGCATTAGTTGTAAAAGTTGTTCCATCATAAGTTTCAGATGTTCCAGATATCGCATAAGGTGATCCACCACCTGCTACAAGCGCAGCAGTAACAGTTCCGGCGTTAAAGTGTAATCCTCCATGATTTACATTCATATTATTATTTGAAGAAAAACTTGAACCGTCATAATCTAAAGATGTATTGAGAGTATTGGGACTTGGAGAATTAGTAGCTCCAAATAAAACAGCAGCAGTTTGAACACCAACTCCGCTCATATTATCTCCTCTTTGAGGCATAGCACCACCAGCTGTCCAATTAGTTCCATCATATTCAAATGAAGTATTAGAATAAGGTGGAAAACTAGGGTTTATACCACCAGCAACCATTAAAGCAGTTTGTGTTCCTGCACCCACTTTTCTATAAGCAGTTTCAGGACAATCATTTACCTCTGAAAAAGATGTTCCATTATATTCTTCAGTTAATCCATATCTTGCAGGATTTTCTCTACCAAGAGCAACTATACCAGCTGTTTCTGTTCCACCTCCAGCGGCATTACCTCTTTTAGTAAGTAAATCATTTCCCTCACTCCAAGAGGTACCATCATAAGTTTCTGTATTTGCTATTGCTGTTGGAGTTCCATCAAGTCCTCCTGCTGCTACTTGAGAACTTTGACCTGAACCAAAAGTTGCGACACCATATTTACCTGTTCCCATATTGGCAGCACTAGAAAATGCTGCAGCTGTAGTTACTGTTGTTGATTGTGTAAATTCTTCAGTTGACGTAGTGTGCGGTGGAGTATTTCCTCCAAAAGCTAAAGCTTGAGAATTTCCTGTTTCTGTTCTGGTAGAACTTAATTGTCTTCTTGCAGTTGCAAGATCAACTGTTTCTGACCAAGATGTGCCATCGTATTGTTCTGTAAAAGCTCTTACGACTGAACCAGGCGGAGTAAATCTACCACCAAAAGCTATTGCTGCTGTTTGAACACCTGAACCACCTAGTTGTGATCTTGGATTGTTCATTGTTGGTCCTGTTGTCCAGTTAGTTCCATCATATAATTCAGTTACACCTGTTACATTAGGAACATCTCCTCCTTGTCCACCAAAAATCATACCTGCTGTTTGAGTCCCTGCAGTTCCAACATCATATCTAGTTAAAGTTGAATTATTTCCTTCACTCCAACTTGTACCATCGTATTCTTCAGTATCATTTAAATTTCCAGGAGAAAGTCCTCTATTTGAATATACGGCTGCTGTTTGAATTCCAAAGCCTCCTTGAGAATATCCAGCATTATTTAAATCATTTTGTTCCGACCAACTTGTCCCATTATATTCTTCTGTTTGAGCTTTTGGATAAGGACTAGGTGCAGGAGGGCCTTCGTATCCACCAAAAATTAAACCTGCCGTTTGAGTTCCAGCAGAACCTCCTTCATATCTTGCAGTTCCTATATCACCACCCGTTGTCCATCCTGTACCATTATATTCTTCTGTTTGAACTTTTCCTGCACTAGCTGCTACTCCACCCGCAGAAAAAGCTGCAGTTTGTGTTCCTCCGCCAAAACTATAAGATATAGCAGTGTTTAAAGGTGAACCACTTGCCCATGCTGTTGATTGAACAACACTTCTAAATGTATCTGTCGATGAATTGTAAAAAATTTCTCCAGTATTAGTTGGATCTGAAGATACGTCTCTAACTGCTTGTCCATGTAATTCTTTATACGTTGCCATAATTAACTCGTTGTTACCGTTTTAGTTCCTACAAAAGCTGCTGTAAATTGTTCTGTTGATGTTCCCACATAAGGAGAATTTCCTCCTCCCATTACTAAAGCGTTTGCATTTGGTGTTCCTAAAGAAGCTCCACCTCTTATACCAGCATTAGCTAAATTTGCCATGGTAGCCCAATTAGTTCCATCATAAGATTCTGCGGCAGCTATATTCGAAGGACCTGGACCCTCCCCTCCAGCTGAAAAAGCAGCTGTTTGAGGACCACCTGTTCCAAAATTATTTTTTCTTGAATTAGAAGATGTATTTACATTTGTCCAAGAAGTTCCATCATATTCTTCCGCTTGATTTGTGTCTGGTCCTACTGGAGGATATCTCCCTGTTTTTAAAGCTGCAGTTTCTGTTCCTGCTCCACCAAATCCATAAGAAGCTAAATTAGTTGCTGCTTCTGCTGTCCAAGATGATCCATTGTATGATTTAGTATTAGTAGAAACATAAGGTGGTGGAGCTCCTCCACCAAAAGATAAAGTAGACGTTTCACTAGCACCAGCTCCTGAATTTCCAATTTGATTTGTTGGAAAGGCTGTTTCATTACTCCAAGTTGAACCATTATAACTTTCAGTTTTATTAGATAATTGTGGTGGAAAACTAGGGTTATTTGGATTTAATCCACCACAAAAAACCATTGCGGATGTTTGAACACCAGAACTTCCCATGTTTCTCATAGTTTGATTAACGTTTCCACTTGCTGTCCAACTTGATCCATCATATTCAAAAGATTTATTATCATTAGGTTGAGGCCCTGGACCATAAAGACCATGAGAATATATTGCAGCTGTATAAGTTCCACTACTTCCAGCATAACTAGATCCTACGGGAAGATTTCCTCCTGATGCAAATGCTGCAGCAACGGTTAGTCTACCTTTTAAAGTTCCTGTAGTAGAGTTATACCACATTTGACCTTCTATTGGATTTGAAGGATCAGAAGTAACTTTTTTAATCTTCTGACCTACTATGGATCTATAAGTAGCCATTGATCTCCTTAATTATTCTTTAAGAGCCAACCTTGTGTGCTATCTACATAAACTAAAGTATTTGCTGCTCTTTCTGTTGATACTGTTAATGGATCTGTCGACCCCGCAATTTTTTCTGTTCCGTTTTGGTCAATAGTTAAAGCATTTGAATCAAATGTTCCTGCATAATCTATAAAAGAAATTTCATCTCCAATACTTCCTGCAGGTAAATCCATTTCTATTGCACCCGATGTTGTATTAATAAAATAACCCTCACCAGCTGCAGCTGTAAAATTAGACGTTTTAACTGCTTGCCATGAAATTCCTGCAGATGCAAAAGATAATTGACCAACTCCAGTTGTACCTGAACCAGATACTGAAGCTACTTTTAAAAACGTTCCTGCTGTAACATTCCCAGTGGGAAATTTAAGTTCATAGCTCTGTGCAGCGCTATGTGCAGGTGAGGTAAGTTTAATCCCGTGGCTATTGGATTCACAATTAAGTTGAATTGAACCTGGGTTTGTTGCACCTAAAACTTCTATAAGACCTGTCCCTTTAGGTCCAACTTTTAAATTTATGTTAGAATCACCACCAGTCGCTTGAATAGATGGTGCACTACCTGTTGCAGCGTTTGTTATGTCTAATTGGTTTACTGCAGATGACGTAGTTTGAAATACTATTTGTTCATTTCCGTTCTCATCATTAATTCCATGCGCATCGTCAAATGCAATATTAAAATCATTTGTATCTAGATCGCCACCTAATTGTGGTGATGTATCATCTACAACATCTCCACCTGTTTGCACCTCTATAATATCTGGATTTGTACTATCGTTTCCTGCAGCAAAAACAATTGCTGTTTTCTTTTGTGTTGCTGAAAAAGTAAATGTAGATCCTGAACCTGATGCATATTTAAATTGAACAGTATATGCACCTGAAGTTGAGTTTCTTAAAATATAAAAATTTTGTACGTCTAAAGGTATTGTTACAATTTGATTTCCTGTAATGCTGCCTGTAAGGTCAATCATTCTGTGAGCCATCACAGCTCCAGTTGATCCATCTGAAACAGAAAGTGTTGTTGTTTGTGCACCACCTGCAATTGATTGTGTAGTAAAACCACCAGATATTTGTTCAATAATTTGTAAATTAGTATTAGTTTTTGTTCCCCATGTACCGGCGTTTTCACCAGTTGCTTGAAGTTCAACACCTAAAGGTGTGTATGTTGATGCCATAATTTATCTCCTATGCAGCGTCACTATAACTTGTATTTGATCCAGTTGCAACATCTGAATAAGTGTCATTCGAGCCTGTTGAAACATTACTATAAGATGTATTTGAACCAGTGTCAACATCTCCATATGCAAATATATCAACCGATCCTACGCTTAAACTAGCAGATTGACCTGTCAATCCAACCTGCATATCCACTACAGATACTGAGCCAATACTAGCACTAAAAGATTGACCCGATATTCCAAGAGTCATGTCATTAGGATCTAATGCTCCAACACTAGCTGTTGCAGATAATCCTGTAGGTTGAGCCACAGCACCACCTAATCCAACAATAGAGCCTAATTGAGATTCAAATTGAACACCTGATAATACAGCTGTATTATTTGGTGCAACCGCTGTGCCCAAAGACGCGGACATTGAAAATCCTGTGACATCAACTTGGTTACTAGAAGAACCAGTTGCAGTTCCTTGAGCAGAAGTTATTGATAAGCCAGAAATAATAGCTGTTGCATTTGGTAATGTTACAGTTCCTTGACTTGCTGTAAAACTTTGGCCTGTTAAACCTACAACTTGATCTGCAACACTAGGATTTCCTAATGCAAAAGAAGCAGAGACACCTGACATTGAAACATTAGCATCTGATTCAACAGCTAATGACCCAACATTAAACGATGCAGAAACACCTGATGGTTCTACAACAGCAGAACCGATTCCAGACGCTGCAGTTGTTGCAGCTGAGAAAGATACACCTGATACAGAAACATCCGCACCAAGACCAACTGTTGCTGCAAACTCTCCCCATGCACCACGGCCATAAAGATTATTGCCCCAACCTTCTATACCTAAATCTGTTTCTATTTGAAAACCTGTAACACTAATTGTTACATCATTAAGATCATTCCAAGAACCGTGGTTCCATGTTTGAGCACCCCAACCTGCACCAATAATAGTTGATCCACCCCATTGAGATTGATCCCAGGTTAACCGGCCCCATCCTGAAGATACCGACATGGTCGGCCTCCTATGCTAATCTGATGATTGCGCTACTTGCGTCTGCTGTTGGAAATTCTATTTTGAATGTTCCATTACTTGCTGTTTTATCACCACCAAATGCAATTATACAAACAGCATCAGTTGTACTTGAACCACCATTTGTTGTTGTATTATAAATCATTGCACCGTTTGCAGTGAAAGAAGCAGAAGAATAAGTTACGTCTGAAAAATCTGTAAATGCAGTTGTTGAAGATAAAGATACACCAGAGTTTGTTAAAGTTGCCCCACCTGCAGTATATGCAGATCCAGATGTATTTGTAATTTCTTCTGAAGTTGAATAGTCTGTAGTAGCCGCACCTAAACTTGCATCACTATCAAACAATGCAATTTTAAAAGTGTGTCCACCTGAAGATTCAAAGCTATGTTTACCCTGTAAAAGTTCTTGTTTAAAACTTGAACATATTGCCGATGTTATTGCCATAATTAATCTCCTGTTATGGTGACGGAGAAGGAACTGGAATACGAACTGTGCCGTCTGTGTAATCGTCCCTTTTACGTCTACCGAGTTGCTCTGCAGCAAACTTCTGTACTTCTTGTTTATACTTTTGTTCGTATAATGTCAACATATCCATTGGGCCTTTTAAAAAGCCATACGCCTCTACTAAACATGCATATAATAAGCCGTTTGGAAAGTTTAAACTAATATAATTAGTATCGTCATTTTCTAAAAGATCAGGCGCCTTATCAAAATGAACTCTAAATCTATACGTGGTATTAGGAACCGGAGCAAATGCTATACGTCCAGATGTAGTATCAGACTCTCCTGTTGCACCTCCAAACATAGCATAATATTTAGGTTGACCTTGAGCAGCTGATGTTCCAGTCACATCTTGATACTCTTGTAAATACGTATAATCTTTTTTCTCCAACCATCTGTTAGCTCCTGTAGTCTCTGATCCTGCAGTATCGTAAACCTGTATACCTCTTATAAATACAGCTCCTGCTGGGCAGTTAATTGATTCTTGTCCAGCAACTAGATTACCTAATTGTTGTTTTCTATTCGCATCTATTGGAATATCTCTAAATATTTTATATTGAGCATTTAAAATAATATTTTCTAATACAGAATCTGTTAAAACATTAGAGTCTGTTTCAGTATAATTTTTAATTTGTGTTTTTAATCCTGATGCACTTAATCCTGCCATTATGATACTAGTGTTACCGGACCAACCGATAAACTTCCTCCTCCAATATTTGTACTTGCAGTTGCTGTTCCAGCAGCTGTAAATGTATAATTATTAGCATCAACTTTGGTAATTGTAAATCCTGCAGATTTATTTATATCTGCGCTTGTTATACCAAAAGAACCCTCTCCATTTCTAAATCTTACCGTATCGCTAGTAGACCTACCATGGTTTTCCTCAAATACAGATACTGTTGTAGAACTATTTGTAATTTTAAAAGGATTTAAAGTTAAAACTCTAGCTACTTCTGGTTCTGTTCTATCAGGTCTTGCATTTAATAAACCTTGTGCATCTGCTGAATGTGATTTTGGTTGTAATTGTGGGTGTTTTTTTTCAAACTCAGAGGTATGAACTCTAGCACCATTCCACTCAATAACCATTTCTGCGTATGGAAATTCTTGTCCTGATCTATCTGATATAAACTTTGCAAATTTTCCTGAAGATGTTGCCATTATGCCTCCGGATAATAAACTTTAGGACTAATATAAGTGCTAGATGAGGAACCGTCTTCTGCTAAAGCTCTTTGTAATTCATCTTCATATAACATTTTTAACATTTGAACTGATTGAGGTGCGTTTTTAATTGCAAGATAATATGCTAAACCAGCAACCATACAAGGTACAAAACGATAAGGAACATCAGTTGCATTTGTATAATCACCTACATCTTGAATTCTTTTTACATAATAGTAATTAATAAATTTACCTGCTTCGCTAGACCCAGGTGTTAAATATAAAGTTATTGTAACTTTATCTATAAATCTTTGAACAAAATATTGTGATGGTTGGCCTGTAGAAGTTTTATTAGATAATGCTTGATATTGAGATCTATTTATTTTTGTAAGAGGTGAGTCTACATTAGAACTTCTATAAGAAGCTTCTAATATATCATCTACACCATATACAGCTGTTGCATCAGAGGTTCCATCGCCTGTTGATCTAAACATTGTGTATACCGCTTGATCTGCAACTAAAGTAATATTGTTATTTGCAACTTCCCAATAGTGAAGACCTCTATTAGCCCACTCTTGAAAAAGAATATTAAGAGATCGTCTTGCAGATTTAAGTTGATAACCTGAAACGTTTTGTTGTCCAATACGCTCGTAAGCTTCTTCTATTATTTCATC